AAAAACTAAAAGAAGATGATATTAAAACAATGACTAAAACATTGATTAATGATGAAGAAATCGCTACTTTATGTTGGCAAGAATGCAACGGCAACGCTCGGATTCTTACAAAAATGGTTAAGCGTTCAATCAAACTCGCTTCAGTTAATAAAGTCAAAGTTAATGCTGCAATTGTTAAAACTTGCAGAGCTATGTTGATAGTGTAAGGAGCGTAAGAATGAACAGTACAGCAAAACAAAGACAGTGCATAGGTTCTTACCGTTCTTTAATCGGGATGTGTGAAGACGTTTATAGAGAAATTCTTTCAGAAGGTTACAACGTAAATTCAAGTAAAGACCTCTCTTTTGACCAAGCTAACAGTTTGATACAGGCACTTAAAATTCAGGCTATCGATTGCGGTGTTTATCAAGCTAGAAACGCTAAAAACTCAAAAACGTTTGGTCCTAGAGAGGGCTTCGCTTCAGATGCACAGCTCAAGAAAATTTATGTAATGTGGAAAGGTGTCAGCATCTTGAACACTCCTGAAGCTCGTTCCGAAGCGTTAAATAAACTTCTCAAAAGAATTTTAAAAATTGATAATATCCGATTCTTAAGAACGGAGGACGTAAATAAAGTTATAAAGCTACTTTCAGCTATGAAAGTAGCACAAAGTAAGAAGGGAGCGTAATTATGTGTGAATGCGAATTTATGGATGTGAATTGTTTCAACAAAACAAACTGCGATATGAGATGTATGTGTCGAATGATTGCAAACATAACCAAACAGTACGAAATAGCCAAACGAAAGGAGACAACTAATGGCAAAGAAAAAAGAAACGACCTTGCACTCGTGGAATGAGGTCAACAAACTCTTGAAAGAGCTCGGGGAAAAGCAAATTAAGGCAGAAAATCTTGAGGGCGAGCAGACCATCAAAATTAACGAAATTAAAGCAGCTTACGACCTCAAAGGCGGTGAACTAAAAGCAGAAATCAAAGCAATTGAAGAAAATATTGAGCTTTTCTGCGAAGCAAACAAGGAAGAGTTTTTAACTGAAAGAACTAAAAAAATGACATTTGGATTTATCAGTTATCGACTAACAGAAAGTTTGACAATCAAAAACGTGAAGGCAACCATAGCAGCGATTAAAAAGCTAGACTTGATGTCATATCTAAGAGTCAAAGAAGAGCCTGACAAGGAAGCCTTAAAAGGATTAGACGATTCAACACTGGTTAAGTTAGGGATTAACCGTAAGAAAATCGACAAAATCAACATCGAACCAAACTACGAAGAATTAAATACTTGCGTAGAATCTAAGTAAAAGATTAGGGACAAAATACAGTTAGGGATTACATTTTAAACAAGACTAAGGAGACATAAAATGAATTTATTTACACCAGAAAAAGTCAACAAATTAATTGACACTAAAAAATCAGAACTAGAGGAAACGCTTGCGGATGCAAAGATAAAGTTTGCAGATGCTTGTCTAGATGAAGATTATTCAGTAAAAAATGACACACACATTATGTGTAAAAATATTCAGGCACAAATCACTATTTTAGATAGTATTCAGCCTGATTTGCTTTCGCTCTTTGAACCTGCTCAGGTTTAAAGGTCGAAACGTGGGCACTTCCTTTCCGCCCACGTATTATCGTAAAGCGGTAACTGATGAGACCAACTCAAAAGAGGGATATATGACAGCAACAATGACAACAGACGTTTTAGATGGGTTTATTACCAATTTAAAAAAGCAAGATAGCGATTTTGTGAAAAAGCCCATAAGAGACTCAATATGTGAATTACAAAAGCGAGTTTATAACTGCGTTAAAGACTCTGCGGATGAAGAATTACTCAAAAAGCACAAAGAATTTGTCAGATGTTGCGAAAAGATGATGTATAAAAGGAAAAGAAAATGATAGGACGATATGTTAATGTAGTAAACCCGTTCAGATGGACGCCAACAGCACGAGAATGTTTTAAACGTGGCTGTGTCTGCGAGGGTTGTTTCTATAAAGAATTTTTTACAACTTCAAGTTTCCAATGTCGAATGAAGGGTTCAGTTGTTGAACTTGTTAAAAAGTTCGGCGTTCCTGAAGATTTGGAAACTAAAACAATTATAGGAGACGATTAATGTTACTTATTTTAAACTGTATTTTAAGTTTTTCGGGTGGAATGTTAATAGGATTAGGCTGTAAAAGGGGAAGTACAACCCTTGGGTTTATTGGTTTATTGCTAGTTTGTATCTCGCAAATTTATAATATCTTACAATTTTTGCAAATGAGAGGTTAATTATGAATAAATACAATTTTGAACAAACAAGAAATGATTATATGACACCTGAAGAGGTGTACAAACCTCTTTTAGTTGAAGCCGGCAGAGAATATTTTGACATGGATGTTTGCTGTACCACAAACAATATTCCTGCATTTTATTACGCTACTGAAAGCGGAATTACGACTTTTGATAAAGAACTGGATGCAAGACTCACTTTTGCATCTTTGGACGGCTTAAATTGCAACTGGGGGCTTGTAAATTGGATGAATTGTCCTTTTGATAAATCAAGAATTTGGATAATGAAGGCTTACGAACAACAACAAGAAGGTAAAACAACTTATGCAATCTTGCCGGTTCGTACTGAAACTAAATATTGGCACGATTATATTCTCAATAATCCTAATTGTGAAATTCGCTATCAAATAAAAGGAATTAGATTTATTGATCCTGAAACTATGGAGCAAATGGGTGTGTTTAAAAATGCCCTAGCGATAGTGATTTTTCACGGTGTTAAAGAAAACAATTCACATAAACAATTAAGAATGGTGGGGTAGATGAAGGTATTAACAAATGAAGAAATATCTAAGATGATTTATTTTATTGCAGATGATAAGAATTATACTCCGACTCCGCCGTATGGATTTGCTTTAAATACTCATGATCTTAGAAATATGCTTGAAGAGGCTAAAGGAATAAAAACATTTAAGATTGAAGAAATAAGAGAAATCTTGAATAGATTTTTAATGAGGGACATTTTAATTGATGAGATTATCTCTGAATTTGAAGAGGAAGGTGAAAAATGAATGTATTAAATTTAATTGATTATGCAAGCAGAACACAAGAAGAACTCAACAACAGCCTAAGATATTGGGCAGAAAGGATTTAACATGAAGACTGGGGAAGTTTTAACTGTAAAGCAACTAATTGAAGAGCACGACTCAATTAATAACCAAATAGTATCGTGCGATTATTTGGTTGAATTATACACTAATAAAAAGAAATACCTTTTACAAGAAAGGGAGAGCCTTTTGAAAAAACCATTGGTTTATGGGGTCTAAGCAATGCAAACAGCAAGAAAATTTGACATAAGATTATTTGAAATTATTAATGTTGCTAGGGCAGTATCTATCGGCATTATTTCAGTTGAAGATATTCCAGAGTCAGGGGCGATAGTTTTTTATAATCACCAAAATTGGGTAGTTGAAAAACAATCTTGGATTAACGGTAAACTTGGGCTTTATGTGAAGCCTGCAAGAATTGGGGAGGATTAGACAATGCAAGAAGAATGGCTCAAATCAATGACAAAAGATGATATGCCAAACGAGGTTTTTGAGGACATAGCTGAACACAGTTTAGATGCTGCGTTGGCTCTTTTGCAATATTACGCAGGCTGTCAAATTTATGTGCCAGGGGATGGCTTTAAACAAGTCAAAAACAAGTATATTATGAGAAATTTTGACGGTTCCGCACAAAGCATAAGAAGACTTGCAATTGAAACCGGTACAACCGAGCAAAATGTAAGAAACGTCTTAAAAAGAGCTAAAGATATTGATATCGCTGAAGGTCAAATACAATTACCTGTGTTCGGAGACTAATTTATGTACATATGGAGCACTAATTATTCTTGCCCCTCTTGCGGTCAAGTCTTAACATTTACCCAAATTTATGAAACTGACGTCCAAACAAGCGAATGCCCTAACTGTAAAAAAACAATTAGGACAATCAATAAACAAGATAAAAATGAAATATCTTTGACGATTAAAGTACTTTAAATAATTCGTCTTCCATTAATTTTATTATTGCATCTTTATCTTTATCACCCAATACTAAGAACGGTCTTGCCTGAATGTTCATCAACCTTGTAAAGGCTTTTACTCTGCAAGTTTTACCGTTCACTCTTCGAGTGTGAGCTCCAACGCTGACGCTTTCATTAATCCCGAACTGATGCACGGCAGCATATTTTGAATTAGTACCGACAACCGCATTGTTTGCATCTGAATTATTTGAAATTGAAGTAACCAATGCTCCGGTTTGCGTTAATATTTTGATGGGGGTAAAGCGTAGGAACTCCCTTGCTTTAATTGTAGGCTTTTTGAGCCTTTCCCACATCTCGCCGGCGTTCTTCCCTTGAGTTAAGAAATTTTCTTCTACGCCCTGAAGCATTCGTTCTGAAACGTGCTGCATAATCGGTGTCATATCATTAATTCTTGCTGCAAGATTGTGTAAGACCTGATTAATTCGCTGATTGTCAATTTCTACTGTAATTGAGTCTGTCATGAGTTCCCTCCTTCATAATTTGATATTAATAATTCTTTGTAGATACGTCCTGAACCGCAGTTATTAATGCCGTTTTGCCTTGATGTTTCTATGATGTTAAAATCTTTGTATAGTTCTCGGACCATTGGGCTGTCATTGTAAGATAATAAAAATCTACCTTTTAGCTTTTTCAAGCATTCACAAAGTTTTTTGTGTTCAAAATCCTTTGTTGAGGTTGTTGCATAGCCCACACCCTCGGTGTATGGAGGGTCCAAATAGAAAAACGCCTCTTCATAATCGTATTTATTGATGAGTTCTTCAAAGTCAAAGTTTTCAATTACAACTTTGTCGAGCCTTTTTGAGATAGCTTCTATTCTTAACATGATGTTTTCATGGCTTTTATAAGAGGTTGTGCCCCTTATTGCGGTTCCAAAGTGTTCTCTTTTACCGCCGAACGAGCGAGTTAAAAGGAATAGGAACTTCGCGGCTCTTTGAATATCTGTAAAGGTGGTCCAGTTCTTCGCTCGATAGAACATCCGTCTTGATCCAAACATCCACTTGAATTCTTTTATAAGTTCTTCAGGGTGATATTTTACAATAGTGAAAAGGTTTACAAGGCTGTCGTCTAAATCGTTGTAAACTTCCAGTTTAGCCCAATTTTCTTTATAAAATAAAACCCAAGCCCCACCGCCAAAAGGCTCAATGTAACTCTCAATATTTTGCGGAATCAATTCAGAAATCCTTTGTCTTAATAATCTTTTACCGCCAATCCAGTTGATTAAATAATTTGTTGGTACATTCTTTTTCATAACAATCTCCTTTGTTTGTTCGATTTAATTAAATCAGTTGTGTATTACATTAATCTTGGTCGACAACTTGATGTTAAGAGAGAGTTGAGAACTAAGATTAAGGAGATTGAAATTTTAGTTCAGACAAGGAAAATATTTGACGATATTCTTCTTGTTTCGACCTTTTATAGATATTCAGCTATTGTATTTTTTACAAAAGGGTTTATAATATATGTAAGATAACTTTTACACGGTAAATCTCCCAGCCGTACCTATCATTTTTGATATGGATTAGAAGGAGTTCGGGAGTCCTTCAAAAGTTATCTTTTTTAATACAATTCGTTTTTAATTATTTCTCCCTTCTTTGCTTCCCTTTTTATATCTTCTAAGTTTGTCATCCTGAATGACGTTAAATACAGTTCAGACTTATTTTTTGTGGATTTTATCACCGCCAAAAAGTATTTTTTATCTTGTTCTATGCAGACAAGTTTCTCGCCTTTTTGGTTGATAATTAATTGCGCGTTATCAATTACGTCAGGCAATGTTTTGTACATATCAAGAGTAATTTCAGGGTGTTTTTTTATCTGTTTAACAAGTGATTGACCTGAAAGATGTACAACCTGAGACTTTGTATCAAGGGCTGTCTTGTTTTGGGCGTTTATTACAGCTACTGGCATTTTGTTTTCTTCAGAACTCGCAGCGCCGTCATCCAATGCGGAATTATAGAAGTAATCAAAAGATTTGCCGGTGACAACACCCTTGCAATAATCTTTTGCTATGTCGTAATCATAGCTGTTTAAGTTAGGCTGAAACCACGCTTTACCTACGTTATAATCCCATCCGTAATCAGTCAATAAACCCCTACTTTTACCTGTGGAGATAGTTTTGCCTTGAGTGTATTCTTCGTCAACCGCACGCACGCGACAACGGCAATTCCAACCGTTGGGAGGATAGCAAGTATTCCAAAAAGGATCATCATATTTATAAATACTTCCATTTAATGCTGCATGAGAAGGACGGGTTCTTCTATCCATAATAGCGATATATTGCCAGTATGGCATATTGTCAGTATTTTCAATTTGATTTTTATATCTGCCTGCCATGTAAGCGGTCTGCATATTTGTTTTATAAATTGTCCGTACACGGTAAGGCGAGCCGAGTTGTACCGTTTCGGTTTTTCCTGTTTTGGGATTTAAAACCTCTTGTTTTCCCCACCAACCACGTTTTTGAAACATCTCAGTTGATTTCTTTTGAAAATCCTTTTCCGTCCAACCTTCTTTTAAGGCTGTATTCAGCATCTTTTTTGTATCTTGCAATAAGTCTAAATCTGTCATTTTAGCGATAGTAAAAGCCTTGGCGTGCGCTTCTTTCAACGTGTCCTGCCAATCCCAAGATATTTTATAGCCCTTGTCTTCAAAGTATTTTATAGCATCTTTTGGTTCTTGTTTAAGGGCAAAGTTTATATCTATGTCCTTAGTCATTCTCCGCCTCTAATCGTCCGATACATTCACTAACGAAGATTATTTTTGTAAGCTGTTTTTCAAGTTCTTGTGAGCTCATATCTGAATAAATTCCTTGCAATTTTTCTAAAGCATCTTGAGCATTGTTAGTTTCTTTAAAGATGCTTATAATAGGCTTTAAAGTCTCGTTAAATTGGCTTTGAAGTTCATCATCTGAAATATTATCTATGAATTTATCCAATTGAATTTGAATATCATCATTAGTCTTTATTTCGGTACTGTCTGAACCATCAGCAAAGTTGCTTGTGTTATTAATATTATTAGTGTTCGTAATGTCAACAACGTCCAAGTCGTCATCCGCAAACCCATAAGCTTTTTTATAATATGTTTTCGTAAATCTAACACCTTGATCTGTGAGAGTTTTATCACGTTCAGCTAGGGCTGTATCAACATCTTCCTCCTTATACATTTTGAACTCTGGAACCATCGGCGAATTGAAGTTGAATTTATCAATCATTCTTATTAAACAATTAAAAGTTGCTTCTACAAGCCTTTTATCTGAGTCTACAATGTCCTGTCTAACTTCTTGATGGGTTTGGCTTGCAGCATAGCTTCCTGATCCTTCCATTTGCGTTGTAAGAGTTTGCCCCAAAATTGACTTTGAGTTGTTTTGGTCGCAGCGGTCCGTGAAGGAATCGAAGACGTTTGAAGTATCGCTTTTCCCTGAGGCTTCTTTTATTTCAATTTGCGTCCCTTCCGTGATAACTGCTACCGCATCTTGGACCATATTTTCAAGGGTTGCTAATAAATCGTTTTGTTCTTGTTCTGATGCGTTTCTCGGAACGGTTCCCCATATTGAAGGGGTTCCGTATTTCTCAATGAATTTTACCCAACACTTGTAGCCGTTCTTTTTAAAAACAACATTCCAAAAGGTACGACTCAATATAGCTTCACCATAAGGATTTATATATGAAGGCTTATTTCTTGGCAGCAGAAATTTATTTTCAGGAATAACAATTGATTTTCCGCCTTTTACTTTTAATCTAAATTCATTGTTACTGTCGAAACAAAACCATTCTTGAGGCTTTGCGATTAATTTTTTAGGTAAAAAACAACCATCTATTTGTTCCCACATTATTTCAATAGGCTGATAACCATATAAAGGGGCATTTAATATATCTTCGATTAGGGAATGAATATCAAGATTTTTAAATAATTCATTAATTATTTGGTATGATTTT